GCTACGGCTACCGCACAGTCAAGCGAAAGAACGATGACATTTCGTCGGAGGATGATCAGTTCATCGACGAGCAGATCGGGTTTGAGAACTTCGCCAACTACTGTGGCCGCGACGTCGGTCTACTGCGGGTCCTCGAAGAGCTCGCGTGGGACTTCTACCTCACTGGCAACGCGTTCTGCGAGATCGTCCGCTCGCCTCCGACCAAAGTCAGGGGGCCAGACGGCAAGTACACATACAAGCCGGGGCGGATCGTCGGGGTCTACCGTGCGCAGGCGGCCAAGATGCGCATGACCACGATGGAGGAAAGGCCGCACACGCTCAAGGTCAAGCAAATCAGACGAACCCGAGATGGCTACGTGATCCGCGAGGGGTACGACCAGAAACGGTTTCGCCGGTTCGCTGAGCTCAGCGCGAGCGGCTCGTCGTTCGAGTCTAGCGTGTCGACAAACCGCGTCTGGTTCAAGGAGTTTCAGGACAACCGGTTCTACTCCCGATCGACCGGAGAGCTGCTCACTACCAAGCGAGAGATCGATCGTCACATTCGCACGGGCAACCTAGCGAACGAGATGATCCACTTCTCCAGTCCAGCGACACGCGGTCCGTACGGCTTCCCGTACTACATCGGGAACCTCTCCGCCATCGCTGCCGACGTGCTCACGGACAACATCAATCTTGCGACCCTGAATCAGAACATGATCCCGTCGATGGTCGTGCTCGTTTCTGGCAACGGTGCCCTGACTAAGGGTAGCTGGAATCGCATGACTGAGTTCACGAAAGCGAAGTTCTCGGGGCACGACAACCGATCTCGGTTCTTGGTCCTTGAGGCCGAGCAGACCGGCGATATCGACGAGGACAACGGCAACCTGCGGATCGATATCAAGTCGCTGCACGAGACGCAGAAAGACGATCAGATGTTCCAGGGCTACCGCGAGAATGCGCTATCCCTGGTCCGCGAGTCGTTCCGCTTGCCCGAGATTCTCGTGGGTCGTGGCGCAGCCGCGAGCGGTGTGGTCGTTGCTGCTAGCATGAAGTTGGCAGACGAGCAGGTGTTCGCGCAAGACCGCGATCTATTCGTCGATTGGATCAACCGTCGACTGTTGCCCGAGATGGGCCTGGCTCGAATCACGATCGAGCTGAACAGTCCGAACGCGACAGACCCGGCGACGCTGGCGACGCTGCTCACGGCAGCCGAGAAGACCGGATCCATGACGCCCGAGATCAGCAAGATGATCATCGAGCGGGTGCTCGGGACAGACCTGCCCGCGTTCATGACTGCCGAAGATCTCGACGCGCTAAACAAGGCGCTAGGGACCAAGCTGATCTTCGATCCCAAGGTCCCGTTCACCCTACTCACGGCGCTGAATCAGAAGCGCCAGAACGAGGCAGGGGAGAACAACCCTAGCGGGAGCGAGCAGCCGGATCGGGAGAGCAACGGCGCAGACCCGACAGAGCCCGGCCAGACAGTGATGGCCTCTCAGGGCCGCCCTGACGGCGGTGACGCTTGACGCGTTGCGGGCTCGCCTAACAACACGTAAGGTATAGACATACTTGGGTGGTGGAGATGACAACACAGAGGATCACGATCGACGTGAGTGTGGCGCCCGTGGAAGGGCTCGCCCCGAACAAGATCGATGGCGGCTTCACGTCGACCTCGGTTCGCAAGTCCTACGACGACGATGAGCAGATCATCACGTGCGTGGCGATGGTGGCGAACGAGATCGACGCGCATGGTGACATGTTCCTGCCGAGCGCCGTCAAGATGGCGGCTCACAACTTCTTGGCGCGGTACAACGTCGAGAAGCACATCGGCAAACAGCACGACCCCGACGCCGAGATTGACGCTGATCTGATCGGCTCGTTCTACACCGAGAAGGCGATCGAGTTCGCTGGTCTCGACGTGCCCGAGTTCGCTTGGGTCAGTCAGATCAAGATCAACGACAGTGAGACATGGAGCGAGGTCAAGAAGGCCGAGCGAACCGGCGTCTCGATCCAGGGCCCCGCGAAGGGCTGGGTCGTCGACGCGGATGTCGAAAAGTCGATTGGCGTCATGCTGGAAAAAGCGAAGGCGCACGAGTCGAAGTACACAAAACCGAAGAGGGTCTTCTCCGAAGCGGACCCGACGAATCTTGACGTAGTTGATGCGGGCGCAAATCTGCATCTTCTAGTCTGGAAAGCAAGGACATATCAGATGGCAGAAAAAACCACAGAGACAATCGCAACGCCGGTGGTCAAGGGTCTCGCTTCCGAGAACGAAGAGCCCAAGGTCGAGACCCCCGCGCCCGCGCCCGAGGCGAAGCCGACCGAGGTCGCCAAGTCCGAGACCGCGCCCGCTCCCGCTCCGGCGCCCGACGTCATCGGCGAGCTCACCGATGGCCTGACGCTGCTCAAGGCGTTCAAGGCTCTCGACCGAGAGAGCCTCGCGCTACAGCTGGCGGCGCTACAAAAGGCCCTCGGCGGCAATGCCCCGACGCCCGCCCCCGCGCCCTCGACCACCGAGGTCGCCAAGTCCGAACGCGACGAGATCGCCGAGCTCAAGGCCGAGATCGCCAAGCTCAAGGGCGAGACCGTCGAGGATGAGAACGCCAAGCTCAAGGCCGAACTCGCCAAGCTCAAGGGCGAGGTCGAGGAGCTGAGCAAGGCCAAGGTCGCGCCCGCGAGCGGCGGCGACGAGCCGGCCCCCGAGGTCCAGACCGAGACCGAGGTCGCCAAGAAGCGATTCCCCGGGAACAAGATCGACGTCGACGGCCAGCTGTCCTCGATCCTCGGTCCACTCACTCGCCGGGGCTAGTCACTGAAAGGGTGAATGATAGATGGCACTAAAGGGAATCATTCCGAAAGACATCATTGCCGCAAACAAGTTCACCCTTGCTGCGGACAATGACGAGATCCTGATCACCGCGATCACGGGCGCCGAGGAGACGATCGAGACGGTCGAGCTACCCGACAAGACATCCGCGAGCGCTGGCCGGACGGAGATGTCCGAGGTCACGATCAAGATCCCCGCTCACGTTGACGAGAGCGTGAACTTCATGAACATCTGGTTCCAGGCTTGCAAAGATCCGGTGCAGCCTGGCGCCTACAAAACTTGCGTGGTCACTGCCGAGAGCTCGTCCGGCGGCACCGTGCGAACCTACACCTACGTGGGCGTCTTTCTCAAGGGACGCAAGACCCCGGACCACGCGCTCGAAGACGGCGCGACCATGACCGAGATCGAGTACACAGCCTCGATCGACGAAGTGTTCCACAGCTAGCGCGAAGACAGGACCATAAATTATGGCAACTCAAAGCGAAAACCTCATTCAGACACTAGGGCTGGAGAAGGCCGAGATCAGCACCGAGAGTTTCGGCGCCGAAGAGGCCGGCAAGCTACCGCCCAAACTCGCCGAGCGATTCGAGCAGTACGTCCGACAGCTGACGACGCTGAACGGCAACGTTCGGATCGAGACCTTCCGCAACGAAGAGTGGGAGAGCCACGAGATCAGTCTCGGCAAGCGCATGGCCATGAGCCACCGCGAGGCCACCGACCCGCAGCGTCGGCGCGGCGTCTCGCACAAGAAGCTCGTGCTCAAGCCGTCCGAGATCGTCGTGCCGCTGGAGATCACCGAGCGCTACATGAAGCACAACCTGACGGGTGCTTCGGCCGAGGACATGATTCTCCAGATGATCGCTCGCGCGTTCGCCAACGACCGCGAGGATCTGTTCCTGAACGGCAACCTACTCGGGCATGCGTCGCTACAGAGCGACCTGTTCGAGGGCGGCTCGACCACCGGGTTCGTCAAGGACGACTACCTCGGTCTACAGCAGGGCTGGTCCGAGCTGGCCGAGGGCGGAGTCATCCTCGACGCCGAGGGCTCGAACATCTCGCCCGCGCTGTTCAACCGCGCGATGCAGGTGCTACCGGAGAAGTACCAGCGCGACCTTCCGTCGATGCGCTTCCTGCTTCCGACGATCCTCGATCACAAGTACAACGAGAAGATCGCCCAGCGCCAGACGGCCGGCGGCGATGCGGCTCTCGCTGGCGCGGACGGTCAGGCGTTCGGCATTCCTCGGGTGAAGGTCCCGCTGTGGAACTTCTACCCGATCGTGACCGAGCACGTCACGCTGAACGGCACCACCGCCGTCCAGCTCAAGAACAAGCCGATCAAGGAGATCGTTGCGGTCACCCCGTCCGATCTCGATCTCGTTCCCGTCGCGGCCTTCGAGGAGGGCACGGACTACACAGTCGATCTGACTGAGGGTCTGATCGCGCGTGACGGCGGCGGCTCGATCGGTGACGGCGCGACCGTCAAGGTCACCTACCGCGCCATGCCGCAGATGTTGTTCACCAACATGAACAACCTGATCATCGGCATCGGTCTGGATGTCACGATCCTTCGGAGCAAGGACATCTACCGCAACGTGGATCAGTACGCCATGCACGCTCGTGTCGGCGTTCAGATCCAAAACGTGGACGCGATCGTCAAGGTCAAGAACATCGGGGACGGCTAATCCCTGATCAGCCACGCTGGTGCGTAGGGGGCGGGTTCGATTCCTGCCCCGTGGCATTTCATCACTCAACCCAACCGCCGAAACGATTTCGGAGACCTACAATGAAGCGATACCCAAACTGCAAATACGCCATGGTCAAGCTCGTCGGCCGCAAGCGCGCTACCTCGTTCAAGTACACGTTCGATTCGCGCGGCGAGCTGTTCCAGCGAGTCACCGACCTAGCGATGGTCGATTGGTGTTTGTCGAATCAAGGATTCGTCGTTCACCAGTACGACGCGAGCGGCAAGCTACTCGCCGAGTCGGGCCAAACAACGCCCGTCAAGGCGCAGCCCGTCAAGGTCGTCAAGGCCGGAATCGGCAAGAACGAAAACTGGAGCATGCTAGAGCTCGAAGTTCCCGAGCAGCCGAAGACAGCAAGCGAGATCGAGCAAGAGTGGCTGGCCGAAGAGATCGAGGCCGAGCGTCAGCGCGAGGCCGCCGAGAAGCGCGGCGAAGCTCCGAAGACCGAACAGACCGAGATCGGCAAGGTGGTCGACGAGGCAGGCGAGCACCCGCTCATGCGCCACGTGTTCGGTGACGACTGGTCCGACAGCGACAACAACTTCAAGCTACAGGCCGCGGCGCGCAAGCGCGGGATCGACTTCGACAAGTCGGCGACCCGTGATGAGCTGATCGAGATGCTTCGAGCGAGCGACCGAGCTCGCGCAGAGCGTGGGGAGAATGGAGAAAGCGAATGAGGCTCCATAGGATGCCGAGTCGCATGACTCCACAGACGCTACAGCGAGGCTCCAAGTCAATCATGCTTCGCGCCGGCAGGGTTCCGAAGATGGACGGCAAGCCCGTCGAGCTGACACAGGAAGAACTGGTCCAGCTCCGGCGATCTGGAATCGTCCCGACCGAGCAAGCGAAGCCACGTCCGTTCGTTCGCAAGATTGCATTCGAACTGCGCGACCTTGGCGTCACGCTGAACGCCACGATCAAGGATGTACCGCAAGAAGAGATGCGCACCGGAGAGCATATCCCCAACCCCGGACCCGAGATGGTTGAGATCGAGGTCGACGACGAGCTTGGCAAAGAAGACAGTGCGCCAAGGGAACCGATCGCTGCGAACCTGGGAAGCGAAGGTTGGGAAATGATCGGGTTACCGGACGTCCCGGTTGAGACTAAGGCCGACTGATGCCAGCTCAGCGCTGCCAAAAAGACGGAAAATCTGGATGGCGTTGGGGAAGCGCCGGCAAATGCTACACGGGCCGCGGAGCGAAAGCTAAGGCCGAAAAACAGGGCGCCGCAATAGAGGCCCAAATGGAGAAATCAAAGATGTCGAATCCGAAACTACTGACCACGATCGTGAACAAGGCATTGCTCGACATGGGCACATCTGAAAACCTCGATGAGTTCAATAATGCAATGCGTAACGCTGCGCGAGAAGCCCACCCAACAGGAGAGTGGATCTGGATCGCGCAGATTTCGCCCAGCAAGGTAGTCGTGAGCGTCAACTCGCAGACGAGCTATTCGTACTTCGAGCATACTTGGACAATCGAAGACGGAACGCCAAAACTCGGCGCCGAAGCTACCGAGGTCGTGCCCAAGACCGAGTACAAACCCAAGCGAGGCTGAGATGGCTGTTGTCTCTATTCAGGATATTCGTGACGCTGGCATTGACGCGAGTGTCGCGGACGACGACGCGGTACAAGACGCGATCGACGAATGCGAAGAGATCTTCAACACCGAGACCGGGCAGTTCTTCGAGCCGGTCCAGGCGACGATGGTCCTGGACGGAGACAACACCAGCTCATTCTTCCTCGCGGTTCCGGTGATCTCGGTCGACTCGATCACTGACAATGAGAGGTCGGTGACTCTCGACGCTGAAAGCTACCGCGTCTATGCGGGCCGGCAGCACGGGATCAACGACGACCGGCGCAACCCCAGGATCTACGGTAAGAACGGGACTACGTTCTACTACGGACCTGGGCGTTGGTCTATCGTCGGCACGTTCGGATACACCGAGCCCGACGACTCCGCGCCGCGTCAGGTGAAGTCGGCAATCATCGCGCTCGTGATTGACAATCTGCTGACGCCCGTGATCGAGCCGGCGCAAGACCTACCGCAGATCAACGAAGACCTGCTAGGCGTCGGACCAATCACCGAAGAGGTCACGGACGATCACAAGCAAAAATACGCGTACCTCAAGAAGCCGTCGCCGTGGGATCCATACGAAGCGGCGAGCAAGATTCCGAAGGTGCGCAGGGCGATCAAGAACTTCCGCGCTCCGTTCGGGATCGCAGCTCCGACGTCTTTCGTCGCTCGAACCGACACCGCGACATTCTTCCCGTTCAACACCTACTAGGGGCCGCCATGCGACGACCGAGACTGCTACATCCGTTGACTGTTGTG